TGAAGAAGTGACTGAAAAACCAAAAAAAGAGGTTATCAACCAGGAGTTGACGACCACAGATACAAGCTACCCAGCAGATGAAGTTCCAGATTTTGATCAAGAAACGGGCGAAGTAATTGATAAGGAGCCAGAAAATGGTCAAATGGACATGCTAGAAGGGGAGGATTTCTAAAATGATTGAAGAGTTAAAAGATGTAACGGATAGCCTCGAGCTCGTTCCAGTAACAGATTTAGAGATTGGCTTTACTCTAAAAGCCGCTGAAATCGAAATCCAAGGTAAAGAAGTTTTGGAGCAAGCTTTAGAGTCTTACAAAAAGAAATACACTGGCTATATCGTTACAGAAGAAACTTTATCAGATGACATTAAAGTCAAAGACGAGTTGGGACGAGTACAGCGTCAGATTGAACAAGAACTTAAAAACCAGCTTTCAGAATACTCTCAACCTCTTGATGAAGCAAAGGCTTGGGTTGAAAGCATATTAGACCCTATCAAAACTTTGCAGATAGACATAAAAAATCAAATCAAGGAGTTTGAGGAGAGAGAAACAGAAGCCCGAAAGGAAACGGTCAGAGAAGCCTTTGAATCTGCAATCGCAGAAAGTGGTACAGAACTTGACATCAAATTATTTGCTATTTACTTTGACGATTTCAGCAAGAAGAAGTGTTTTATGGCCGACAATGTGCGAATCAATCAAGCTACTTCTAAGATGATTGTCGGATTGGTTGCAGAAGAAGCTACTAAGAAGCAACAACGTGAAGCTGGACTTATCCAGATTACAGAAGCGGCAGCTAAAGCTGGTTTCGGACCTACTGTCTACATTCGCAGTTATGACCAGGGAGCGAAACTTGTTGATGTTTTGCAAGCAATTCTTGATGACAAGACATTAGCTGAACGAGCTAAAGCGGAAACCGAACTAAAAAAGCGTATTGATGAAATGACTGCTATCGCGATAGCTAAAGGTTTGAAGCCTGAAAAGTACGTTGATTTGCTAAGAGAGGGTCGCTCTGCTTTGGATACTATCGATATCTTACATGCAGACGCAGATGAGCTTAGACGGACTAAAGCAGAAGCGGAACAAGATACTCAGGGTCAATTCTACGCCCAAAATCAGCCTGAATTTGGGTCAGAAAGCAGTTCAGGGGGCAATCATACCCTAGAGCAAGAAACAGGCCGAAAATCGCAAAATATGGCTTCTGAGGATGGCATTAAAAAATATGGTTACAAATTTACTGTAGATTTAATTTTTCCAGCAGAGAACGCAAAGAAAACAAAGGAGCAATTTAAAGAATGGCTCAATGCTCACGGCGTTCAATTTGAGCCACAAACAAAATCAGTAAAGGTGGAGATGAAATGACAATGGATTTACTTGGAAAAGATTACTACTCGGTAGATTCCGCACGTCGCTACTGGTCCATCTCGCAATACAAGCGATTTAGGGAGTGCGAAGCACGGGCATTGGCGGAGCTAGAGGGAGAGTGGGAAGACCAACGAGATAACACAGCTCTTTTGGTTGGCAACATGGTTCACAGCTATTTTGAAAGTCCAGAAGCACATAAGAAGTTTATGGATGAAAATGCAGATGTCATGATTTCGAAAACCGGGAAAACCAAAGGTCAGTTAAAATCTGACTTCTTAGTCGGCCAGCGAATGATCAAGCGACTGGAAGCTGACAAGCAATTTATGGAGTATTATGTCGGTCAGAAAGAGGTTGCTGTCACAGACAAAATCGAAGGAGTGGAATTTAAAGGCAAGATTGACTGCCTCAATGTCGAAAAGGGCTACTTCGTGGATATCAAGACCACAACATCAGATATTGATAGCGAGGTCTGGGTTAAGGATGAAGCAAGTGGGCGAAATATTCAAGTCCGCTGGTTTGAAGCTTGGGGATATATTCTTCAAATGGCAGTTTACAAGAAGATGTTGGAAGAAGAATATGGCAAAGAGTTCCTCCCTATCATCTACGCAGTGACAAAAGAGCCGTACCCTGATACCAGAGCGATTGCTTTTGAGTCACAGAAAATACTCGATTATGAGTTGACCAAGCTGTCCGTGCTTATCCAGCGCCTTGATAAGGTCAAGCGAGGCGAAGAGAAGGCAACACCATGTGGCCATTGCGAATATTGCAAATCGAAAGCGTTGACCCGGCGCGTGGAGGTAATCTAATGATTCATCTCTACGAAAATCATCTTGGTGGCTGGTACACGCTAGATCGATACGAAGAACCAGATTATTGCGGAACATGTAGAGAGTCCGATGGGTATGTCGGAGCGTTTCAAAGCATGGAAGATGTTGCGCTGAAGTTGATGAAAGAAAATGCTTCAGACGAAGGAATCCAGCGAGTAACTGGACTTAAAGTGATTGTTAAATTTGAAAAAGTGAGGAAAGGATGAAAATCTATATTGAACAAGATGACGTAAAATTGAGCTTTGAGCGAGCGCAGGAACTTGATTATAAAACCTTATTCAAGGCCTATCAGATGGTCACATGGTCTGATGAAATCCTTGAGGATTTGAGTCGGAAAGAGCCTGAGAATGCAGGGACCGTTTTAAAAAATGATGCTGAAAAAATAGCTGAAATCGATCCTGTCAATATCAAAGAAGCCACAGATAGATTGTCAGCAAAATTTAGCGGAAGTCCAGCGGTTTCGCAGAAACCAAGCGAGAAGGTAGATGTTGATTTGCAATGCCCGTTTTGCGGATACGTGAAGCGGTGGAAAGTCCCATCTTACTTTAAATTCATGAATTGCCCTGACTGCCAAGGCTCAATTTTCTTGTCTTGGGCGACAGGAGTTAAAGGGGAATTGGATGACAATGGATTTTATTTCAGAGGGGACAGCCCGATGAAGTTCAAAGAGCAGACAGATGAATTCGAGGATATGTTTGCTGTTGAAAAATCAAAATAGCCAAAACCAACCATTTCCATTTTGGAAACAACTCAAAAACCAACAAGCCGGGCATTCTTGTAAAACTGCGAACTAGAAAACGTCAGTAAAGGTCATGTGACTTTGGACGAATGACGCAAAGAATTTCACTCACGCTTGCCTTGCTCACAATTTGGCAGGCGTGGGGGTTTGGTCAGAAATATGAAACTTGAAAAAGGCGATTACGTGAAAGTTTTAAAAAATGGAGAATTTTTTAAAATCGTACAAATTAAAAATATTTACAGTGACTGTATCGAAACCAGCCACGGCATTTACAATCGAACCACACTTGCTAGCAGGTTGGATAAAGAGTGTCTAATCTCTGGCACGGTATCGTGGGAGGATAAAAATGGAATGGATCAACTGGACAGAAATCTGTCCTGAAACAAAATCTGAAATCATCGAAAAAATAGAAAATGATGGCTACACTTATCCACACTATGACAAGAAAAATAATGGTGTCAAGTACGTCATCTCTACACTGGACATCAAACGAGACTGTCTAAGAGTCGGAGTGCCATTTGAAGATGTGTACCCTTTGCAAACAACACTTTTTTAAAAGGAGAAAATAAATGCTAAACAAAATCGACATACCAGGAACAGATATCACACTTGAAATCGTGGCCAAGACCATCACGATCACCAATAAAATTGAATATGATATGCAGATGCGTTTTAGAAATACAGATGCAGATGCTTCTCTTGATACAAGTGGCGACGTGTTTGAGCCTCTCTACTGGTTAGATATTAAGGCGACACCGAAAATGCCGACAGAGTATCATACGAGCCTTGGAATCAAGAGAGAAAAGCGCCACTTGGCCGAACTTCAGAAGTTCTTTGAGTTTATTGAGAGCAATAAACGAAACCTATTTGATCTCTGTGGATTCAAGGGAGAACTGCAATGAAATCTCTGACATTATCGTTAGACATTTCAACTACTGCGACAGGATGGGCCGTATTTTACGGCTCTGACCTTGTCCAGAGTGGTGTCTTAAAGCATAAAAGCAAATCGTTCTTTGAACGTGGGCGGTTCATGGCTAGTGAATTGCGAGCGATTCAATCGAGAGCGCTCCAGAAATACAACTGCCATTTTGAATCAATTGTAGTCGAGAAGAACTCAGTCATGGGGCCAAATCAGCAGTCTATGATCAGCATTGGAATTGTGACAGGTATTATCCTTGGCCGACTGATTGCTGACAATGTGTACTTCGTGAACGTGTCGACATGGCGCAAGTACTGGAAGTTTAGTTACAAGGACCGAAGTAAAAAATCAATGAAGCTGCAGGCCGTTGCTAAGGTGTCTGATGAATTCGACCTGAACGTCAAAGACGACGAGGCTGACGCTATCCTGATTGGTTCATATTTTGTAAACCATGGCCAAGAATTTGGAAATCTGGAAAACCACAAGGTGAGTTGAGGAGTTAGAAGATGAATAAGCAGGAATTGATTGAGAAATTTGAAGAACGAAAAACAATAATTGGCAATTATCAAGGTTATGCAGTTTGGTGGAAAGATGTTAAAGAAATCTTTGAACAACTAGACGAACCCAAACCAGTCAAAGTTCCGCAGTTTGTGACGGATTTTATTGCAGAACAGAAAAAACTGGGGCATACACTGTCCTACTCAATAGACGCAAGCATGTCTGACAGAGTTGCAGAATGGTATTGGGATAATTCCGAATTATTCGCACTAGCTTGGATTTTCGGCTGCGAGGTCGAGGAAGAGAAGCGGTACTATGTAAGGTTTAAATGGATTGAAGACTCATATAGTTACTTAACCTTGATTAAGCACCTTCACGCTTGGACGTTAAAGAATATAACACTAGATAAAAAATTTCGTACAGCTCATACCCGCAAAGAACTAGAAGAAGCTGGTTTCGGCTGGGTGTTCGATTGTGAAGGTATTGAGATTGAGGAGGTGGAGTGATGTCGTTTTACGGTGGAACCTATATCGATTATTGTGAGTATTGTGATGATAGATATAGTGGAATATTTAAACTCAAAGAAAATGAAAATGTTTTTGATGGGTTTGATAGGTGGCTGAAAGAACATGGAAGAGAGGTTGAGTGATGGGAGATATACGAATACTGGACGCTTGTTGTGGCAGTCGTATGTTTTGGTTTGATAAAAATGAGAGTCATACAACTTTCATGGACATTAGACAAGAAAAAATTGAAATACATGGGAAAAAGGTAAACGTAGACCCAGATGTTATCGGAGATTTTCGTGATATGCCATTCGATGATGAAACATTTAATCTAGTAGTATTTGATCCGCCACACTTGAAATGGGCAGGTCAAAACTCAATTATGCGATCACAATATGGCCAGCTGGATAAAGTTACCTGGGCGGAAGATTTAGCCAAGGGTTTTGAAGAATGTATGAGAGTTCTAAAAGTTGGAGGTACTCTAGTTTTCAAATGGTCTGATTGTCAAATCAACGTTAAAGAAGTTCTTAAATCTGTACCTTTTAAACCATTATTTGGGCAACAAAGAGGTACTACGCATTGGATGACGTTCATGAAATTTGAGGAGGTTACAGATTGAAACGATTCATAGCTATCTGGATATTATTGTCTGCTGGACTAAACATTTGGCAGATGGACAGGATTCGGGATTTGGAAGAGAAGAAGCCTATGGTTGTCTATAAAGCTGATAATCAAGGCGCAGAAATCAAAGGCAGAGTCGTCGAGAAAAGACGACATGGCAAGCTATACACAGTGACTATCAGAGATTATGGGATTTTCGTAGTTACTAGAGAACAGTTTGAGAAGATTCGAGTTGGGGATGAGGTGATGTTATAATGGACGATATTTTACAAGCTTTAGCAAAAATGCTGAATATGACAGTTGATGAAGTAAGTTCTTTGCTTACAACATTTAAAGGGAATGCACCACAGATTTATGAAACGCTTTTAAGAGAAAAGATGTTTTACGATGTATTTATTTTTTTTGAAAATCTTTCACTCGTGATGCTCATTGTTTCTTTGATAATTTTAGTTATTTCAATTTATTTTTGTCATTTTTATAACGCGGACGATGTCAGTGGCTGGGATGTCCCTAAAGGAAAAACTAAAGAAGCTTTCAAGTCGGAACTGATTGAAAATAATAAGAGGAAATTTAAACCGTTTTTAAAACTCAGCTATATTACTTCAAGTGCAAGTTTGGCAACTTTTGTTGTAGCAGTCGTTTTGAAAATAATACTTTCTCAGAATTATATATTTATCGTGAATGAAATTTTACCAAGATTAACAAATAGATAGGAGTTATCATGAACACAATAGACAAAGTCAAGCAATGGTTTATTGATCGCGATTTAGAGAACGGTGGACGGTTAGACAAACAATCTTTGAAACTCAGCGAGGAGTTCGGTGAGTTATGCGCAGGCTATCTCAAGAAGAATGAGGAGCTAACCAAGGACAGTATCGGAGATTGTGCAGTCGTGATTGTTGGGCTGGGCTTGCTGATTAAGGTAGATGTGCATAAGATTTTTAAAACATCAGGATATGATAGAGATGTAATGACATGTTTTGGTTTTTTAAATCAAAATATAAGCGAATTTCAGTTATGTCAAGATTTTTGTGACGATGGCATTCTTGAATTATATCTGTCACGTACAATCTACTGGTTAAAATCGTTAAGTATCGCCCTTAGTTATAACTTCGAGGAATGTTTTGAACTGGCTTACCAAGAAATCAAAGACCGCAAGGGTCGTTGGATTGACGGCTCGTTCGTCAAAGAGGAGGATTTATAAAATGAAAAAACTAGGCATTGTTTTAGGAGCGGTATTTGTAATCGTTGTATCGCCATTTGTGGTTCAGTATGGGTGGAATGAAATTATCACAACAATTGTTCCAGTTGGTAAAATTACAGTCTGGCAAGCTTTAGGGATGGATGCACTACTATCTTTCATCTGGCCTGTGTTATCCAGCAAAAAAGAATCTTATGAAGATTATTCATACGCTGTAAAAAGCAGTGTATCAAAAATCATTACATGTGCATTTTTGATATGGTTAGCTAGTTTGTTCATCTAAGGAGGATTTAGGATGATAGCGAAGTATAGAGCGTGGGATAAAACGCGAAATGAAATGAATTACAAAGTCATGGTAGGCAATTGTGATACAGATGACGAAAACTGGACTTGTCCTATTATTTGGATTGAAGATAGAGAAAAGTGGTTACATTTTGATGATTATGAATGTATCATGCAATCAACAGGACTCAAGGATAAGAACGGTAAGGAAATCTTTGAGGGGGATATTTTAAAATTTAATGACGAGTGGAATGAATATTGTCACGAGGGCTATGTAGATGGCTCGGTCGAAGGTGTTAATTACGTTGAAGTGGTGAAAGGTGAAGCTTGTTTTGAATTCGGTAAAACTAGATACCCAGAATCATCTCTATTCATTTATATGGAAGATGAACATCTTTCGTTCGCTGAATTGGTAAAGGATAAAGACTTTGGGTTTGAAATCGTCGGCAACGTCTACGAAAATTCAGAGCTTTATTGGCTAATCGAGGAGATGGAACATGAGTGAGTACGCTTTATATCAAGGCGATGCATTCATAACATTGGGTACTCTTGCCGAAATCAGCAAAGAAACAGGAATTGCTGAAAGGATGTTGAAATATTATACTTTTGCATCAACACAAAGAAGAAACCCAAATGGTAGAGCTGTCGTAAAGATTGAGGTGGATGATGAAGGATAGGAAATTTTTTTCAGAACAGATTAGATTATGGAGAATTGGTAAAGGTCTATCTTTAACAAAAGCTTCAAAGAGATTTGGTATTAGTCCAAGGACATTTTCAAATTGGGAACGAGGGATGATACCGAGTGATCGTCAGAAAGAACGTCTGTCAAAAGAGTTAGGATTGGACAGAGATGTTTTATTCAAAAACTGTGAGATTGGAAATCTTAATGCGCTTTTGAAAGAAAAACGTTTGGAGCAAGGACTTACTCGTACAGAATTAGCAAAGCATTTAGGGTATTCTTCAACAATCATAAGTTGTTGGGAGAGAGGTTTGGAAATTTCCGAATGTGAAGCGGAAGATATCTGCACGTTCTTTGGAATTGAAGTATAAAAAAAGCCAAGGCACTCTCTGCCTCGGTTATAATCTCAATAATATTATTATATCACAAAGGAGATAGAGAGTGAACAAGGCTAAAGAGCTATTGAAAGAATTACAAGACCTTGACATGGACATTCAAAGCCGTATAGATGAAATCAATGAGCTTGAGGCAGGTTTGCTCTCAAGTCCTAAGTGGTCAGATGTTAAAGTCCGAGGTGGACAGACTAGAAAAGTTGATGATGTCTATACTCAGCTTGTAGTGATGAAAGAGGCTATAGAGCAGGATACTAAAGAGGTTATCGACAGAAAGCTTGAATTAGGTCGAATGATCAACAGGCTTAAAAATCCAAAGCACAGGGCGGTATTAAGAATGACTTACATCAACAAAGGCACTGCTGATAGCGTTTGTTATGATTTGAAGATGAGTCGTACAACCTATTACAGGTTAAAAAATGAGGCGGTCTTAGCTTTGGAAGAAGTCATCTAACCTCATAGTGATCGTATGGGACTTTTTGGAACAGCACGGTTCTAAAAATCTGTTAGAATGGTAGTGTCAAGAATTGAAAAGAAAGGTCTCAGATCCCTCCCTCTATTTCGTTCATTGACGTCTCCTTTATATTTTTCATTTTATTTCCGAGGCTTCGGCCTCTTAGACAGTAAGGACAGGTCAGCAGATTGTTTGGGTCTCCTTGAAACTTTTACCAAGCGTACGTTTTACTGCTAGACCAGCTGGTTCAATTCCAGCTACTGTCATTTGAGTGTTTGTGTCCCAGAATGGGGTAGGCAGTAGGCTTAGCATTCATATATCACTCATTAACTTAAAAATGGTTGCAGTAGC